TCACAACCCCATGCAGAGGGCGTCTTTGCGGCGTCCTCTGCGTTTCAGGAGATCCAACCATGCGCAACTGCATCCGCCCCGACGCGCGCTCCATCCCCATGGTCGTGCCCTATTCCGGCGGCATCCTTTCCGGCCAGGGGATGCTGGTCGGCGCCTTCTTCGGCGTGGCCGCGTCCGACGCTGCGCAGAATGCAAGCGTCGAATGCGCGACGGAGGGCGAGTTCGAGATCACGAAGGCTCCGGGCCAAGCGATGGCGGCCGGAGATCGTCTGTTCTGGGACAACACGAACCGCCGCCTCACCACCACGGCCACGGGCAACTTCCAGGTGGGCATCTGCACCGTCGCGGCGGCCGCCGCCGATCCGACGGTGCGCGTGATGCTCGCGCGCGCCCCGGCCTCGGGCGCGTGATGGGCGTTCCAATGGCTGTCGGGTGTTTGCGTCCGGCAGTCCACTGCCCGCAATAGGAGCGTCGCATGTCGGCGTTTGCAGCGGCCGCGCGCGTGCTGGCCGCTGATCCGAACCTGGGATCGGCGGCATCCTATTTGCGGGTGGCGACCAACACCACGCACGCGGTGCGGGTGGTGCGGAGCAATCCGATTGACGCGGACGGTCTCAGCACGACGCGACGCGAGATGGCGAGCGTGCCGGCAGAGGCGCTTGCGTTCATCCCGCGTCGCGGCGATCAACTGACCATCGGCTCCGACGTCTTCGTGGTCGAGCGTGTTGAGCGCGCCGCTGATGGCGCGTTTTATGACCTGATGCTCTCGCAATGACCGCGACGCCGTTTCGCTCGGCGCTTGCCCAGGCTGCGCTCGCGCGGCTGCAATCGCAGGTGCCGGACCTCAACCCGATGCGAGCGCGCCGAGCGGAGGTGGCGGAGCATGAGCGCCCGCTGGTGGTTGTGGCGACCGGTGACGCGGAAGCGGACGAGACTTTTTCCGCTGGGGAAACGCTCTGGACAGTCCAGCTTTTTGTGACCGCGTATCTGACGACGGCGCACGGCACCGGCGCTTCGGGCGCAGCCAACGCGGATCGAACGGCGGAAGACAACGCCGCAGAGGTTGAGCGGCGCATTGTGGCCGCGCTCAACAGCGTGCCGTTGCCGCGTCCTGGCGGCGGCGATCTCACATGCGGCGTCTGGGTGCAGTCCAGCACGCTAGACGTTCTGCCGGCGGAGCGCGCTGCGGTGCGGCTCATTGATCTGACCATGGTCTTCATGGTGCGGATGCTCACGCCTGCCAGCAATCCGGTTGTCTGAGGAGAGACCCATATGAGTGGCACGATGATTTCGGCCCTTGCGGCGATTGCCGTTCGCGTCGAGACGACGCAGGGCGTGGACGTGATCGCTGGCTCGCCAGCCGCTGGCGATCAGGTCTGGGGCAGCGTGACGGCGAGGATGAACACTGCGACGGTGGACGATCCGTCCATCACGGGATCGCTGGATCGCATGCCGGCGATGATCGCGGGCACGCGGCCGACGATCGAGATGTCGATCCCCATGCGCGGCTCCGGCGCTGGCGGCACGGCCCCGGCCTGGGGTGCGGTGCTGCGCGCCTGCGGCATGACGCAGACGGTCGAAGCGACAGGCGTGGCGGCCACGGCGGCCACGGCCGGCACAGCGACGACCGCCACGCTTGCGGCGGCGTTCTCGAACACCGCGCAGGCCTATCGCGGCGTCGCGGCCATCCTCACCGGCAACCCGACGGGACCGCTCCCATCGGCGATCATCAACTACACCACGGGCCGCGTTGCCACGTTTGCGGAGAGCTTCTCCCCGGCGCTGTCCGCGTCCACGCTGGTGCAGATTCCGCCGCACGTCGTGTATCGGCCGACGAGCGATCTGGCGTCCATGGCGACGGTGACGGTCTACGTCTACCAGGGCGGCTATCGCTGGCGTTTTGTCGGGGGGCGTGGCACGGCGCGCATCGAGATGCCGGCCAATGGCATTCCGATGCTGATGGTGACGCTTCAAGCGACGCTGCTTGATCAGGCGGCGGCGGCAATTCCGGCGGCACTTTCGGCGGCGCCGACGCTGCAACCGCCGCCGTTCCTGAACGGCCGTTCGCGCGTGCTGAATCGCCTGGCGCGAGTGTCGCAGGCGACGTCCGATCTGGGGAACGAGGTCATCCTGCCGCCGAACCCCGAGGCGGTGGAAGGCGTGGACACCGCAGTGATCGTCTCGCGTCAACCCACGTTCTCGTTTGATCCCACGGTGGACACGACGGCGCAGGCGACGCTGTGGAGTGACTTCCGCGCGGGCACGACGGGGCCTCTGCAATTCATCGCGGGCACCACGGCGGGCAACCGCATCTGCATCAGCTCGGCCGCCGTGCGTGCTGTGGAGATGGAGGTGACCGATCGGCAGGGTATCGGCGCGAACAGCATGCGGGCGCAGGCGGCAAGCGCGGATGCGGGTTTCTTCGTGTGCCATTTCTGACGGGGGCGCGAGATGAGCGATCCCGTCTTTTCCCGCCGCGATGTGGTGACCGTAGCGCCTGCTGGGAGCGGTCGGCGCTACGTTGTGGCGCCGCTCACATTTCGCGAGCGCGCGGCCTACCAAGCCGACCTTTCGCGTTTCGGCGGGGTTTATCCGACGACGGCGCAGATGATGCAGGCGCTGCGCGCGGCCGTGGAGGCGCTTGCGCCGAGCAACGCGGCCGAGCTTCTGGAGATGCTGACGCGCGCGGAGCTCGATCCGAACGACGCGCAGGCGCGGCAGGCGGTGCAGATCATCGAGGCATCGTGCGCCATGGTGCCGGCTTATGCCGAGCTTCTGGCCGCTCGCACGCGCTATCTCGCGGCGGTGCCGTGGGTGGCGGCGCGGCATGCGTTGCGCGACTGGGACGGGCCGGGACTACCCGCTTTCCGCCGTGAGCGTGGCGTCGTGCCTGAGGAGCTGTTGGACGCAGTCCCGCCGGACGAGCTGGAAGAAGTGGGGTGGCAGGCGGCGGCGCTGCTTCGTCCTGGCGCGAGTGCGGAGGGAAACTCCGCATCGCCGTCGCCCTCGCCCACAACCCACGCGCCTGCGACGGCGGCGAGCAACCCGACGACGGCGGCCGATGGCTTCTCGCCGGCAGAGAGTGGGACCGCAACCCCCGCCTGATGCTGCCGCCGGCGTATCGCGAGTTTTTCCAGCTTTGGAGCGCCTGCCGGTCGGGCATGGGGGGCGTCGCCTGCTGGCCTGACGAGGGGGGCGTCAGTCAGCAGGCGGCGTGGATCGTGGATGCGTTCGCCATCCTTGCATCGGCTGATGCGGACGAGATGGAGCGCAAGCGCCGGGGGCATGTGCTGTGATTCGTGCCGTCATCACGGGAAATCTGCGCGCATCGCTTGAGCGCGAGGTGAAGCAGACGGCTGCGGCACTACGGGCGGCGGTGCATCGGGCGGGAACCGAAGTGCAATCGGAGCTGCGCGCGCAGGCGCGTGCGGCGCGCTTTGCGGATCAAGGCCGCGCGATCGCGAACACATGGCGCTTGCAGACCTATCCCCGCGCGGGCGTCGGAGCGCAGACATTTCGGCCGGCGGCGCTGGTGTTTTCCAAGATGCCCACGGTGGTGCATGCGTTCGAGGAAGGCGCGACGGTGCTGCCGCAGGAAGGCGGATTTCTGGCCATTCCGCTGCCGGCGGCTGGCCGTGGCCCGCGAGGCAAACGCATGACGCCGCGCCTGTTCGAGCAGCGCACGGGGCTGCGGCTGCGGATGGTGTATCGGCGCGGGCGGCCGTCTCTGTTGGTCGTGGACAATGCGCGCCTGGGCCGCGCTGGCGTCGTGCGCGCGAACACGGGTGTTTCGCGCGCGAGGCAAGGCCGCGCCACATTCACGCGCATCGCAGGCCGGACGACCGTGCCCGTCTTCGTGCTGCTGCCGCGCGTGAAGCTGCCGAAACTACTTGACGTGCGCGGCGTGGCGGCGCGGGCTAGCAGCCGCCTCGCGGCGGCAGTTGCGGCCGAGTTCTCGCGCATGCCATCGGTCATCCCGGAGACGCGCTGATGAGCGGCACGACGCGCACCGCCTCAATCCGCATCAACTTCGAAGGCGACCAAGCGCGCCGTGGCCTTGAGCGGCTTGGCGCGGACGGGCAGCGCGCGCTCCAACAGGTCGAGAGCGCGGCGACGCGCGCCCGGCCGTCTGTGCAGGCGCTTGCCACCGTCACGGATGGGCTGGCGCAGAGCATGGGCCGGTTTGGCGCGGCGCTTTCTTCGCCCACGGCTGCCATCGCGGGATTGACGGCGGCGGCGGGCGGAGCGGCCGTGGCGGTCGCGCGCATCGGTGACAGCAGCACGGAAGCGCTCAACCGGCTTTCTGCGGCGACCGGCAGCGTGGGCGCGGCCACGACGGTCTATCGTGATCTGACGCGCCTGGCGCAGCAGACTGGCGTGGCGGTGTCGGAAAGTGCTGGCGCGTTCGTGCGGTTCGCCGTGGCGGCGCGACAGATCGGCGCGACCAACGCCGAGCTGGTGACGCTGGTCCGGACGATCCAGCAGGCGGGCATCGTCGCCGGGGCCAGCACGCAAGACACGCAATCGGCGCTGCTTCAGTTGGGGCAGGCGCTGGCAAGCGGTAAGCTGCAAGGCGATGAGCTGCGGTCGGTGCTGGAAAGCATGCCGACCCTGGCGGAAGCGATCGCACGCGAGCTGGGCGTCAGTGTTGGACAGCTCCGGCAGATGGGCTCTGAGGGGCAGCTCACGTCCGAGCGCGTTTTCGGCGCCATCCTGCGGGCCAGCGAGCGCATCAATCAGCAGTTCGAGCAACTGACGCCGACAATGGGCCGCGCCTTCTCGCAGCTCGGCGCGGCGATGACGGATTTCGTCTCGCGGCTGGACAATGCTGTGGGGCTTTCGGCGGCGATCGCGCGCAACGCGCAGGCGGCGGCGCAAGCAGTCTCCGGATTGTCTTCCGCGCTCTTCCCGACAGACGAAGAAGCGCTGGCCCGCCGGGAAAATCAACTCCGCCGCAGCTTGATCACCGAACAGGGCCGCGAACGCGCCGCGCTCGGGCCTTTCGCCGAGCGCATCCGGGAAAGCGCACGCGCGGAGCAGGCGCGCATCGAAGCGGAGCTGCGCGAAGTCCTCGAACGCCGCAACATGCTTGCGCGGAATGCGGACGAGCAGCGCCAAGCCGAGGAAGCAACTGCCGCGTCCCGTCGCGCAGAGGCGCAGCGGCAGCAAACGGCGCAGGAATACCAGGAACTTCGAGACAAGCTGGATCGCGAGCGCAAGCTTCGCGAGGAACACGCAAACGCCATCCGGACGATTGAGGCTGCCGTCGCGCGCGATCCGGCGCGCGCGGAAGAAGCAGAGCGGCTGCGCGAGCTTGCGGATCAGCGCCTGTCGGACGGTCTGCGCGCGTTGGAGCGCTCGGCGCGCAGCGCGCGCACATCCGGCGTCGAGCCGCTGACCGAAGCGCAGCGCGAATACCAGCAGATCATCCGCCAGCTTGAGGCGCAGGTCACAAGCACGCTCACCGAAGAAGAGCGTCGCGCGCGGGTGCTGGAACGGCTGAACGACCTGGCGGCGGCAGGCGGCATCAGCGAACAGCAGCTCGCCGAGGCGCGGGCGGCGGTTGAGCGCGCGACGGCGGCGGCCCAGGAACAGGAACAGCGGCGCGCGGCGCAGCGGGCGGCGGAGCGGGCGCAGCAGGAAGTCGAGCGGTTTGAGCGATCGAGCCGCGAGGCTTTCGCGCGCATCGGAGAAAATGCGCTCGATCGCATCGGGCAAGGGCTTGTCAGCGCGTTCCTGAGCGGCGAGCGCGCCGTGCTGAACTTCGGCAGCCTCGCGCGCAGCGTGCTGGCCAGCGTGGCGACCGATTTCCTGCGCCTCGCGATCGTGAACCCGATCAGCAACGCGCTTTTTGGTGGTGCGCGGCCCACGCTCGGCGGCGCGCTCGGCGGTGCGACGGCAGTTGCGGCCGCGTCGGGCGGCGAGGGTGGCGTCTCGCTTCTGCCTCTGGCGGGCCTGGGGCGGTTGTTCGGCGGCGGCTCGTTCCTCACCACGCCGGGCGTGCTGGCGTCAACCGGCGTTGGCTTCCTGGACCGCGCGCTCAACATCCCGCTGTTCACGCCGGGCACGAGTGGCGCGGGCGCCTTCGGGGGGTTCTATGCAGGCACGGCGCTGCCCGGCGAGGCGGGATTTTTCGCGGGCGGCGGAGGTTCTGCGCTTCCGTTCACGCTGGGCAACGCGCTCGGCGCTGGCGCATCCATGCTTGGCGGCGCCTACGGCATCTACAGCGGCATCAGGCGCGGCGGCATTGGTGGCGCCGTCCAAGGTCTCGGGGGCATTGCCGGCTTGGCAAGCGGCGCTGGCATGCTGGCAGGCGGGCTGGGCATCGGTGGCGCGGTCGGGGGCGCGCTGGCGGCAGCCGCGCCGGTGCTCGGGCCTCTTGCGCTGATCGGTGGCATCGTCGGCAGCCTGCTGCCGGGCCAAAGGCCGTCTGGGCGCGAGCAAGGTGCCATCGCCGTTTTTGGCAACAACGAATTTCGCGAGTTCGGCCACACTGGCCGCAAGTTCTCGCCCGAGCAACGCGCGCAAGCGGTCCAGATCGCCCAATCCATCGCGCAGCAGGAGGACGCGATTGCATCGCGCCTCGGCTTTTCGGCCTACGGCGGGATTGATGTCAGGGTCATCGGCGGCCGTGGCAGGGGACCGGGCGTGGTGCGTGCCCGCATCGGGGACGACGCCGACGCATGGTTTGAGCGGCCGAACACGGAAGCAGGACTGCGCGAGTTCGCGACGGATGCAGCGGCCGCGCTGTTTCGCGCGTTCCAAGTGGCGGCGGGGTCTGTTGCGTCGGATCGCGCCAGCATCGCGCGGAACTCGTCGGGCCTGGAAAACCTCCAAGAAAACCTCAGCTGGTTTGAGACGACCTACCAGACCCTTGGCCGTCGCATCTCCGCATTTCAGCAGCAGATGGAGGCGCTGACGAAGCCGTTTGACGAAGCCATCGCGAAAGCGCGGCAACTGGGGCTGGCGGAACAAGACCTCGTCCAGCGGCGCAGCGAGGCAGTGGCGCGGCTGGCAGCCGAACGCGACCTTGCGACGCGCGAAATCAGGCTTGCTATCATGCGGCGTGCTGACCCGCAGCGCGAAGCGGAACTCTCGCGGATGATCCAGCAGGCGGCGAACGACCGCGAAGTGATGGAGGTTCGCGACCGGCTTGAGGCGCTCGGGCAGTCGGCGGAATACGTGACGGAAACCCTGGACCTTTTGCGTGCGGCTCAGGAGCGGGAGCGCCAGCAGATTGAACGCGCGCGCGGCGCGCCAGAGGCGTTGGCCGCGCTGAACGACCTCCGCACCTTTGCGCGCGGCCTGACATTCAGCGAGTTCTCGCCGCTCCGCTCGTCCGAGCGATATCGGATTGCGGCAGAGGCATTCCAAGACGTGTCCGCGCGCGCGTCGCGAGGGGATGCGTCGGCCATCACCGAGTTGCGTGGCGTGTCGCAGCAGTTCCTCGCAGCCTCGCGCGATGTGTTTGGCTCGGGCGCGCAGAACGTGCGCGACTTTGAGGCCGTGACCGCCGCGCTCAACGGCGTTGCGGCGTTGAGCGAAGACATGCTGACCGGGAGCTTCTTTGCCGCGACGCTTGAGACGCAGGTCTCGCGGCTGACGGATCAGTTGCAGGCGCTGCGCGCCGAAATCCGGCAGCTCTCGATCGCCCCGGCGAGGATGGCCGCATGATCGGCGCCAACGCCATTGCGACGCTGCCGCTGGCGGCCATCTCGACGGCCGCGCCAGCCGCCGCCATCCCGGCGCTGCCGCTCGGCAATCGGCTGCCCGCCACGCGCCGTCTGACGCTGATAGAGATCGAGGCCGCAAGCACAGCGCCGGTGAGTTCCACGTCGTCGCCAAGCTTGCCGCTCGCCGCGACGCCGCTCGGCGTGTCCATGATCGGCGGCGCGCAGCCGCTCACGCCGGCCACGCGTCCGACGACGACGGTGCGCGCGTCGGATATCGGCTACCGCAGCCGTCGGACGGATGCCGGCGGTGTGCAGGCCTATCGCGCAATCATGCGGGACGGGCTGGCGGTGGATCGCGCCATCACCCTTGTTCCGTCAGCGACGGCAGCGGGCGCGGCCTGGGGCGTGATCCAGCTCATGAACGTGGATCGCGCGCTGACTGCGACCGCCGAGACATTCTCGCCTGCCGGGCGTCGTCTGACCGTGCGATGGGGGCACAAGGCGTGGGACGCGGCACGCGGCATCGAGACTGACCCACCGCTGGCGGCGCTAGGCGTCCTGTTCGAGGGCGTCGGCAAGGCGTGGGACCTCGGAGATCGGACGCTTGACGTTCAGGTGCGCGATGCGTCGTGGTATGCCGAGAAGCCTTTGCAGGGCACGCTCTACGGCGGCACCGGCGGCTATGAGGGACCAAGCGAGCTGGCCGGCCAGCCAAAGCCCAAGCTGCGCGGTGGCACTCCAAGCGCGCCGGTGCGCGACGTTGAGCCGGTCTTGGTGGACCCGGTGGCGCTGATCTACCAGATCAGCGACGCGCGCGCGGTGATCACAACGCTCTATGAGCGCGGCGACGGCACGACCATCCCCTTCCAGGCAAATGTGTCGGACCTCTACAGCGGCAGCACGGCCCCGGGTCAGTATCGCACCGATCAGGCGCGCGGGCTGTTTCAGCTCGGAAGCCCGCCGGCCGGGCGGATCACCTGCGACGCGTATGGCGCGACGCTTTCCGGCGATTTCGAGGCCAACGCCGCGCTGCTGGCGCTGTCGTTGCTCTATGAGGATCTGGGCGTGGCGGCGGCGTCAGTCGAGCAGGCGTCGTTCCTGGCCTTGGCGCGCGCGTGGCCGTTCCCGGCCGGGTGGTATTGGCGCGAGCCGGTCGAGACGGGCCTCGATGCCGTGGCGCTGATGCTGGCCTCGTGCAACGCCACGCTGGTTCCGCGCCGCGACGGGCGGCTGATGGCGGTTGCGCGCGCCCGCGCGGCGAAGCCTGCCGCGCCGTTCGTCGTGCATGTGATCCGGGAGGGTCAGCTTGCGGCCGGCGTCAGCTTCCGGCGCGATCAGCCCAACGACTCGGTGGCGACCTATCAAGACGCGCTCGGCGTTTGGCAGACCGCGCAGGCGAACGAACTCCGCTGGACGGGCAGTCGTCGGCGCTTGTTGCGCGAGGCCGCCGCGATCAACCGCATTCGCAATCCGCGCTGCGTGGACGCGGTGCCGAACGGCGCGCTGCCGACGCATTGGGTCGTGGGCACAAACGCAGGGCTGACAACGACCGTTGTCTCAACGCAGACGGTCAACGGTGTGGAAACGGTCACGCTGCGCGTGAACGGCACATCCAATGCGTCGGCCTACATCCTGCATCTGGAGGGCAACACGATCATCCCGGCCGCTCCGAACGGCCGTTTCGCGCTGTCGTGCTTTGTGAGGCTTGATGCTTCGCCAGCGCCGCCCGCCAACTACCGGCTTCGCGTTCACGGGCGCGAGAGCAACGGCGCGGCGATTGCGGGCGAGCTGTGGCAAAAGATCATAGAGGTTTCAGACACGCTGCGGCGTTCGGTGTTCGAGGGCACCTTCGGCAACTCCGCAACACTCGCATTCGCGCGGCCCTCCTTCATCATCGTGCCCGAGAATGTAGGCGACCCGATCGACGTGACCGTGACGCTGGGCTGGCCGAACTACACTGACCGGCTATCCACGCCCGTCTTGCCTGCGCCCGGCACAATCGCGACGTCATCGCGCGGCGCGGATGTGATCGGCTACACGTTGCCGTCGAGCGCCAGCGGCTACACCGTGCAGGCGGCGGTTGTTCCGGCGGCCACGCCGGCAACCGGCGATGCGTTTACCATCGTGCAGCTGGATGACGGCAGCGATTTCAACCGCCTGACCATCGGCGCGGGCGAAACCGGCGGCACGCTGCGTGTTGCGCGCGCGACGGCGAACGCGGTGGATTCTGTCTCGCTGCCAGGGACCGCCGCAGCGGAGACGCGGCTGTCTGTCGCGGCGTCGCTGGCGCCAAGCGGCGCCATCCGCGCCACGGTGCGCGGACAGCGCACGGCATCTCTCACGGGTGGCCCGCCGCGCGTCACGACGCTGCGGATCGGCGCAGGCGCCACGGCCGAATGGCAGGGCGAGATCGAGGCCGTCACACTGCGGGAAGGCGCGGAAACGCTCTCGACGCCCGCGCTGGCAACCAGCATCGGCCCGAGCTTCGCGGCCGAGCCGATCCGCATGGTGGCGCTCTACGGGCAGAGTCGCGCCGACAATCGGGCCGAGGGGCAGTTCAAGTTCTACGCTCCAACGCGAACCGCGCAGCAGCCCGACTTGGCGCTGCGGATGCGCGGCCCGAGCTCGCCCGGCCTGCCGTTCGAGCGGCGCTATGAGGCGCGGTGGACCGATCGCTTTGAGCCGATGCGAGATGGCACGGGGCTGGACCGGTGGCCGACGCTTGTCAACGGCGTTGAGGATGACGTGGCCTATCTGCAGCTCGGCCAGTCTGCCGGGTCGTTGCTCTGGCGCATGGTGGACAAGGACGCGGCGGCACAGCGGCCGCCGCGCCGATGGCTGTTCCTCGCGGGCGGCATTGGCGGTGCTTCCATCGCCGTGCTCAGCAAGGGCGGGTCAGACACGTTTGCCCACGGGACGTTCTCTCCCTACCAGCGCTTCATGGACGCCGTCACGCAGGCCAACCGCGTGGCGCGATCGGTCTATGGGGTGCCGCTAATTGTGGATGCGGTGGTGTGGGCGCAGGGGGAGCGTGATGGGGAGTTGCACACGCCGCCCGCGACCTACCAAGCCGCGCTGGCGCAGCTTGTGGTGGACCTCACGGGCGATCTGCAAGCGACGACTGGGCAGGACGCGCCGCCATACTTCGTCACTGATCTGATCCCACCGCGCGGCACGGGGAACGGGCAATACACCGCCATCTCGCAGGCGCAAGAGGCGGCGACGCTGGCCGACACGACAGGCCTTCTGCACGCCTTCGGGCCGCTCTACCACCTGCCATTTAGGTCGTCGCAACACCATTCGGTCGAGGGCGTGGTGCTCTGGGGCGAGATGATCGCGGAGGCGGTATATCCGCTCATCACCGCTGGCGTCAGCCCCACATGGCTGCGGCGCGGCACGATCAGCGTCAGTGGAAGCACGATCACCGTCCCGACCATCGGCGCGCAAGGGCCGCTGGTGCTCGACACGATGACTGTCCCGCTCGCGCCGAATCATGGATTCCATCTCTCCGGCACGGCGGCGACCATCACAGGAGTCAGCGTCTCGGGCACCACCATCACGATCACATGCAGCGCCAGTCCGACCGGCGGAACGCTGCACTACGCCGGCATCCTCGCGGGCGGGAACAACAACGGCGCCACGGGCTACGCAGGCGCCTATGGCAACGTGCGCGACTCCTATGGAGTGCCGTCGGCGCTGGTGCCAAACAACACGCTTCGGCGGTTCCTGGCCGCGTTCCAGGTGGTGCTATGACGGTCGTTCTCCCTTCGGCGACATACACGGACGCCGACCTGATCGAGCCGGGCGTGGTGCCGGTGCGGCTGCCTGACGTGCTGGCACCGCCGCCGTGGCGCTGGCGTGTGGCACACACGCGCTGCCATACCGTCCAGACGACCGGCCTGCCGGACACGCTGGACGCCGCGCGCACGCAGTTCCTCGCGACGCAGGACCGGATCGCCGCCTGGATCAGCGCCGACAATCTGGCCGCCTACCCACGCGGCAATGACCCAGAGCCGATCGTCTCCGCGCATCTCTCCGCTGCTGGCGCGCAGGCGCTGGCGGATGAGCTAGGCTCGATGTGGGGCGAGCGGCGCGCGCTCTACGACGTGACGCTGCCCATTGCGCTCGCCGCCCGGCATGAGTTGGGGGAGGCCATCCTGATCGTGTCCAGCGCCGCCGGGTTTGAGCAGGGGCGCGCGGCGGTGATCGTCAGCGAGCAGATGCGCACGGCCGAAAACACAGCGACGTTGAGGGTGCTGGTATGAGCGGCAGCAATGCGGTCCTCGGGTGGCAGAACGCGCTCGACGATGGTGCGCTGATCGTGAGCCAAGAGGAAGCGGCGCTGCCTGGCAGCAATCTGCGCGATCCGCATGGGTCGGCAGATCGCGCGTGGCAGACGCCGGATGGCGTGACCAGCGCCTGGGTGGCGAGCATCCCCGCAACGCCGGTGGCGTGGCGCGCGGTCATGCTCGCGCGCACCAATCTCACCACGGCGGCGACGTGGCGGGTGAGGCTGGGCGACGCGGCGGCACTCGTAGAGGAGTCCGCGACGATCAATCACGACTTCCGCACCGAACAGGTCCTCGGGACCTTCACGCGCGCCAGCGTCGCATGGGGCTTCAACGCCGCCGGGGTGCTCGTGCAGTTCGCGAGCAACGCCCCCCGCTTCCACTACGGGAACGGGCAGGCGGTTGGCCTGCTCGTAGAGCCGGAGCGCACCAATCGCTGCTTGTGGTCGCGCGACTTCACCCAGGCGGCATGGGTCAAGACGAACCTCACGGCGCAACTGATCGTCACTGGCATAGATGGGGTCGCGAGCACGGCGTCGCGCCTGACCGCGACGGCGGCCAATGCGACCGCGCTGCAAACGATCACGCTGGCAAGCTCAACGCGCAATTTCCGCATTTGGCTGCGTCGAGCCGTTGGAACCGGCGCGGTGCAGATCACGATCAACGGCGGGACCGATTGGCAGGCCGTCACGCTGACCTCCGATTGGCAGCCGTTCGATGTATCGGGCGCAGTGACGAACCCATCCGTTGGCGTGCGCATCGCCGTGTCCGGGGACGTGGTGGACGCAGATGTTGCGCAGCTTGAGCTCGGCACCCCGGCCACTTCGCCCATCATCACCACGTCCGCGAACGTCACACGGGCGGCAGACAGCCTAGAGGTTCTCCTCGCGAGCGCGCCCGTGCAAAGCGGCATGGTCGCGCTGGACATTCAGTCCGTTCTCTCCCCTTCGGAAGGGGCGCTTTCCGTCCAAAACGGCGCAAACACCAATTACGTGTCATTGACCATGCTGGCGAATAGCAGGCGCAGAGGGCAAGTCGGCCAGTCAGGCGTTGTTGTCTCAGCGATACCCGACAGCGACGTCATCCCCACCGGAACGCCGACCCGAGTTGTCGCCAACTTCGGCACGGCGTCGGAAGTCTGGATGGAGAACACTTTGCTCGGCTCCTATACGCACAGCGGACCACTCGCGCCCATGGACCGCGTGACGATTTCCGCCAACCGTGGATCGGTTGTGTTCCGCCGCGTTGCGCTGTTTCCGACACCGCTCACATCCGCGCAGGCGCAAGCGTTTTCCGCGTCTTGGTCATCTGTCACAGGCGCGATCTACGACAGCGGCACGCTCAGCGGCATCGTGCGCGGGCAGGCGGTGCACGTCCTTCCGAGCGCCACCACCGCCGCGGCCTGCCGCATTGACGTCAGCGATCCAACCAACCCCGACGGTTTCCTCAACATCCCGCTGATCTACGCAGGCCCGGCATGGAGCATGGCCACGAACATCAGCCGCGAAAGCGCGCAGATGATGGCGGATGGCTCGCGCCGCGCCGAGACGCGTGGCGGGCAGCACCAGATCGAAGCGGGGTGGGTGCGGCGCGGATGGGAAATCCGGCTGGAAAACCACCACGCCAGCGACGCTGAACAGCGCGCGCTCGACCTAGAGGCGGCGGCGCGACGCGGGACGAACATCCTCTGCATTCCACGCCCGCTCACCAACGGCACGCGCGATGCCGTGTTCGGGCTGGCCGAGGCGTTCACGCCGCTGCGGTTCAGCGCAGCGAGCGGGCAACTGCGTTCCATCGGGTTCATCGTGAGCGAGAGGCTTTGACCATGCTGGCATCCCGCGTCCTGCAAAGCGCCGTCGCGCCTGGCAATGCGACGACCATCAACCTCGTGGCACCAACCACCGGCTGGCGCAGCTTCGTCGCCGCCATCGGCGCCGGCACCGTCTTCTACAGCATCGAGGACCCGGCGACCCTGGAATGGGAGGAAGGCGAGGGGACTGTCACCGCAGGAGCGCCCGACACGCTGACGCGAACGACGGTGCTGCGAAACAGCCTCGGCACCACGGCGCGCATCAATTTCACGGGCACCGTCCGCGTGTTCAACACGCTGTTCGCGCCGACGAGCGTGGGGCGGCAGGTGTTTTTCGCGGCCAACGCGGCTGCGGCGCGAGCCGCGATGGATGCGCGCATGGTCTACGCCACGGCCGTCGCCAGCACCTCCGGCAGCAGCATTGACTTCACCGGCATTCCCTCCGGCGTGCGGCGCGTGCTGGCGCTGTTCAGCGGGGTCAGCACCAATGGGACCAACGTCCCGGTGATCCAGGTGGGCACAAGCGGCGGTGTCGTGGCGACAGGGTATCTCGGCGCGCACGCGATCATCGACACGACAAACGCGATCAGCAACATCTCCTCGGGCTTCACGATGGGCGGGACCAACGCGGCGAACCTGCATCACGGCGTGCTGTCTCTGTCCTGGGTGACCGGCAACACATGGGTCGGCACGCTGCACGGCGGGCTGTCGAACAGCGCGCTCAAGTTCATCACGACCGGCTCCATCGCCCTCTCCGGCGAGTTGGATCGCGTGCGGTTCACCACCTACAGCGCCGACACGTTCGACGCCGGGACCGTGAATATCGCCTGGGGGTTCTGACCATGCTCATCAAGACAATGAACGTCGCGACCGGCGAACTGGTCGAGCGCGAGATGACGCCCGAGGAAATCGCGGCGCTGCCGCCGCCGCCTCCGCTCGATGCGGAGCGCGTGAAGCGCGTGGTGAGCGAGCACATCGAGAGCGTGGCGCGCAGCATGGGCTACAGCAGCGCGGTTTCATGCGCCAGCTACGTGGCCAGCACCAATCCGGAATGGGCCGCCCAGGCGCAGGCGTTCATCGCGTGGCGCGATGCCGTATGGCAAGAGGTGTTCGCGCGACGGGACGAGGCGCCGCCCGCAACGGCGGCCGACGTGGTTGCCATGCTTCCAGAGTGGGTGCCGCCGCAATGAGCGAGACGCGCGAAACCTGGCACCTCGACAAGCGATTCCCGCTCGCGCTGATCCTGACGATCGTCATGCAGACGCTGACGGTGGTGTGGTGGGCGGCTGGCATCTCGGCGCGCATCGAACAGCACGAGCGCGAAATCCGGGCGTTGACCAACATCGACACCCAGATGCAGGGCGAGGTGCGGCGCATCGCGGAGCTGCTGTCTCGCCTCGACGAGCGCATGACGGCACAGACAGAACTGCTGCGCCGCGTCGAGGCCAGCATTCAGCGCCCCACCCGATGAGGCCCGCCGTGTGGCGGGCGCTCGCGCGCATCAACAGGAGGCGACAATGGATCAGGTGGTAACCGCCCTGTGGGGCGTGCTGGCGGCCGTCCTGAGCGCGCTAGGCGGCGTGCTGGTCCAGGCGGTGCGGCGATGGGCCGAGGCGGAAGCGCAGCGCGTTCTGGCCACGGTGCAACACCGGCTTGGCGAGGGCGCCGCGCGCGTGGCGGGAGAGATCGCGGCGCAGATCGCCGCCAGCCCGGACGTGCATGCCGCGTCCGAGGCCATGGTCGAGGTGGGCGCCGAAGTGCTAGCCGAACGCTTCCGCGACACGGTGAGACAGCACGCCATCCCGGTCGAGACGCTGGCCGGCATGGTCCGGGGCGAGTTGGGCAAGCTCGGCCGGGGGGTGGTGCGATGAGCGTGTTGGGCTGGCTCAGCCGCGCGCTGCGCGGATCTGCGGCGCGGCGAGAGGCCGTTCCGGCGGCCGGGAATGATGCGGCGCTGCCGCATGTGGTCATCCCGACGCCCGCCCTCTGGCGCGGCGGCGTGCCGCCTGAGGCCGTCCACCTCTCGCACGCGTTCGAGGGGTTTCGCTCAGCGCCGTATCAGTGCAGCAGCGGCGTGTGGACCATCGGCTACGGGTCCACGACCGACATTCACGGGCGGCGGGTGAACAGCCTCACGCCGCGCGTCACCGAGCAGCAGGCCGCCGACATGGCGATGCGAGACCTCACCCACGCGGCTGATCTCGCGGCGCGCGCATTCCCGGACGGCCTGCCATTGCGCTGGGGCGCGGTGATGGTTCTGATGGCGAACAACCTGGGCGACCCCCTGCGGTGGGGGCCAACGCTGGTTGCGCTGCTGCGCCAAGGCAAATGGAGGGAAGCCGCCGAACAGATGCGGCACTACCGCCGCGATGCGCACGGCCCGTCGCTCGGCCTGCGACGGCGGCGGTGGACCGAAGCCGCCTACGCGCTCGGGATGGACCCGCGCCAGGCCAAGGCGCGCGCGTGGCGGGAAATTCGCGCGCCCGACGACTGGCCGCCGCTGCCGTGATGTGTCACCGCCCCCGCCGGCCCCGGGGCACCGGCACATATCGCGGCAACACCGGCGGCGGATCAGCCAACCGCCTCCAATTGGGCGGCAATCTCCGCCGCCCAGTCGGACTCCTCATGAAGGAGCCGGTCGGGAGTGATCGGCTCCCAGACCCAGCCGCGCTCAGCGGCTGCGGCATGTAGGGCCGCCCACTTACAGGGAAGGTCTTTGAAACCTTCCCACTTGAAGTTGTGCCAATGCCAGCGGAGGCAGGCTGCCTCCACGGCGGCCGGGGTGATCTGCACCCCGGCGTATTCGGCGGCCGCGAGAATCGCGTCCTCAAGAGACGCGCTCAGCGGCGCCTCAGCGGCCCAAGCCCGCCCGGCGAAACCGTGCTGGGCATCGGCGCCGCACGACTGGCGGATGTTCTCCGCCACGAAATCGTGCAGCCCATAGGGCTGCGGCTCGGGCCGGTTGGCCCAATAGCCAACCGCGCCCGCGTGAAGGGCCGCGCCCTTCACGAACGCCCAAAGCTTGTCCATCGCATGTTCCTGCTGCATTGCAGCTCCTCCTCCTTCTCTGCCCGGCACGTGGCCGGGCTTGCTTCCAGTGATCAGTCTTAGGCGGCCGCCTCCGGCCCGGGCTGGCCGCGCCGGGCCAGCCTAGGCGGCGGGTCGGCCACCCGCCGCTCCAGCCATGCGACCACCTCGGCGGGTGGCCGCGCGGTGCCATCGCACCAGCGGTCCACGGCGGACCGGGTGCGGCCGGTGTGGACCGCGAGCCACCGGCGGGAGACGCCAGCGGCTCGCAGCCAGGCCGCGAAGTCGGGTCGCCCTCTCACGGCGCGCTGGCCGAGGATCTGGCGGCCTGGACAATCCGCAAATGATCG